GTAATTGATATTACAGATAGATTAGATGATGGAAAAGAATGATTCTTATTTAGGCAATCCAAATGTTAAACGTGATGGTGTTGTTACTAATTGGACAAATGATGAAGTTAAAGAATATGCTAAATGCATGCAAGATCCTGCATACTTTGCGAGAACATATTGTAAAGTAATTCACCTTGATAAAGGTTTAGTTCCATTTGATTTATATCCCTATCAAGAAAAAATGTTTAATCAGTTTAATACACACAGATTCAATATTGTTTTAGCATGCCGGCAATCTGGTAAATCTATTTCATCAGTGGCGTATCTACTTTGGTTTGCGCTTTTTAATAGTGAAAAAGTTATTGCTGTTATGGCAAATAAAGGAGCGACTGCCCGTGAGATGCTTGGAAGAGTAACTCTAATGCTTGAGAACTTACCATTCTTTTTACAGCCTGGATGTAAAGCTCTTAATAAAGGATCTATTGAATTTAGTAATAATTCAAGAATTGTTGCTGCTGCGACATCAGGATCATCTATTCGTGGTATGTCTGTTAACTTACTTTATCTCGATGAGTTTGCATTTGTTGAAAGAGCTTCTGAGTTTTATACCTCAACTTATCCAGTTGTGTCATCTGGTAAAGATACAAAAGTTATTATTACATCTACTGCAAATGGTTTAGGTAATGTGTTTCATAAAATCTGGGAAGGTGCGATACAAAAAACAAATGAATTTATTCCATTTCGAGTCGACTGGTGGGACGTTCCAGGAAGAGACGAAGAATGGAAAAAAGCTACAGTAGCAAATACTTCGCCTATACAATTTGATCAAGAATTTGGTAATACATTCTTTGGAACTGGCGATACACTTATTAATGCAAACACTTTACTAGAATTAAGAAGACATGATCCATTAGAAATTACAAAGGATAATGTAAAAGTTTATAATGAACCAATTAAAGATCATAATTACGTGATGTTAGTTGATGTTGCTAAAGGAAGAGGACAGGACTATAGCACTTTTAGTGTAATCGATATTAGCGCGGAGCCGTTTAAGCAGGTTGCTGTATATCGCAATAATCTTATCTCTCCTCTCCTCTTCCCTAATATTATATATAAGTATGCAAATTCCTACAATCAAGCAATGGTTGTAATAGAATCAAATGATGCTGGTATGGTTGTGTGCAATGGCTTATATCATGATTTAGAATATGAAAATATGTTTGTTGAATCAGCTATTAAAGCAGATGCGCTTGGTATTCTTATGACTCGTAAAGTAAAACGAATTGGATGTTCTTCATTTAAAGATTTACTAGAAAATAATAAACTTGAAATTGTAGATGAAGATACAATCATAGAAATTTCTACATTTACTGCAAGAGGCTCGTCATACGAAGCATCAGATGGAAATCATGATGATATTGTTATGAATTTGGTTATGTTTGGTTATTTTGCAGGAACATCGGCATTTGGTGAAATGACTGATATTAGCATACGGGATTTAATGTTTCAGCAAAGAATGTTAGAGATTGAAAATGATGTGCTAGATTGGGGCTTTGTTGACGATGGATTAGATAACACATCACCTGCATTAGCAGCAAGCCCCTGGCAAATTGAAGAAGCGCCTGAACAAAATTGGATAGTACAAGACTGGGATGGTACAAGTCTTTAAAATCAAATGTATATAAATATAACTAGTTGATAGACATTTATGAAGTGTCAAACCGTATTATGAAACTTATAATTCAATTAGATTGGAAAAAGGAAACGACATGGCAATATATGCACCATCAGAGTCTCCGGCAGTAGTTACAAGAGAAATTGACTTAACAAATGGCGTGCCCAATGTACCTACTTCTACAGGTGTCATGGTAGGCGATTTTCGTTGGGGTCCTGTAAACGAACCGATTCTCGTAAATAACGAAGGCACTTTAGTAGCTACATTTGGAACTCCAAGTGATACTACTTCAGTAGACTTTCACACCGCCTCATATTATCTGAGGTATTCAAGCGACCTATACGTCATCCGAGGTATGGATTCAAATACAGGAGTCAATGCTTTTCAGAGTGGTGGTTCAAGAGATGATATTACAGTAGATAACGATGCAGATTTTGAAGGACAAATATCTGCAGCTACAGCAGTAGGTCACACTTTCATCGCAAAATATCCCGGTGATTTAGGAAATTCAATAAAAGTAGAAATAGTTGGATCAAACCACGCTGATGCAAGTAATGCTGCGTATCACACCGACTTTAATGCCTGGGCATACAAAAATAACTTTGACACTGGTCCAGGAACATCAGCTCATACCGCAAATATCGGCGGGATAAATGATGAAGTTCATGTCGCAGTTATAGATACTACTGGTTTACTTTCTGGAACTAAAATGTCAGTTTTAGAAACATATCCTTATATTTCACAGGCTCTCGGCGCTCAGAATGCAGATGGTACTAACAATTATATAGTGGATGCTATTAACACGAGATCGCAATATATTCGAATGGTTACATTTCCAACCGGTATGGGATCTGGTGCTGGTGCTGCAGCATCAACAACAAGTGATATGAAACTAGGCGCGCCAGTTGCTGTTACACTAACTACTGGTGAAAATAGTGATCCTATGGAAGTTGGAGATTTACAGTTATGCTATGATTTGATTAACGATCCAGCTCAATATTTAATTGATTTTATAATTGCGCCGAGTTTAAATAGTTCAACTGATCACGTTACATTAGTTAATCATTTAACATCAATCGCTGCTCAAACTAGAAAAGACTGTATGGTTTTTGCTTCACCACATAGAACCGGAGTTGTTAATAGTCCAGCAACAGCAAATGCATCTATCTTAACTGGTCTTAAAAGCTTAACAAGAAGTTCATATCTTAGCGTAGATAATAATTTCTTAAAAGTGTATGACAAATACAATGATAAGTATATTCACATTCCTGCAGCATCTTCAACAGCTGGTTTATGTGCAGCTACTGATAATAATTTTGCTCCTTGGGTATCACCTGCCGGTACACGAAGAGGACAATATTTTGGCGTAACTGGTTTAACGTATAATCCTAATAAATCTCAAAGAGATGAGCTTTATAGAAATGGCATTAATCCAATAACTAATATGCCAGGAAACGGTATTCTATTATTTGGTGATAAAACACACTTAGATAGACCATCAGCATTTGATAGAATTAACGTTCGTAGACTCTTCTTGGTTATCGAAAGAGCCATTGCAGAAGCTGCTAAAAATATTCTATTCGAATTTAATGACGAATTTACAAGAGCAGAATTTGTAAATATCATTGAACCATTATTGAGAGATATAAAAGGTCGAAGAGGTATTACTGATTTCAGGCTAGTTGCTGACGAAACTAATAATGGCCCTGAGATTATCGATACAAATCAATTTGTAGCAAGTCTCTTTATTAAACCAGCACGGTCGATTAACTTCATCACTCTTAACTTCGTTGCAGTTCGCACCGGTGTTTCGTTTGAAGAAGTTGTTGGTCAGGCTACATAAAGGGATAGGAGAATAAAATGGCAATTTTAGGTGTAGACCAATTTAAAGCTAAATTAGCAGGTGGCGGCGCACGTCCCAATCTGTTTAAAATCACGCTTGCTTATCCAAGAATCATGACTGGTGATGTTGAACTAACATCATTTATGTGTAATGCCGGTAATTTACCAGCATCTACTATTAATCCAGTTACTGTTCCATACCGCGGCAGAATGTTATACATGGCTGGCGATAGAACATTTGAACCTTGGTCAGTAAATATCATTAACGATACTAATTTTGAAGTAAGAAAAAGTATGGAAATTTGGATGAATGCAATGAATGCTCACCAATCAAATACTGGTGTTACTTCACCATTAGATTATCAAGCTGATTTAACTGTTGAGCAACTTGATAAAAACGAATCAACTCTATATACTTACATATTTAGAGGTTGTTTTCCAACAAATGTTTCTGAAATCGCGCTTGCATACGGTAGCAACGATACTGTAGAAGAATTTGGCGTGAGTTTCATGATTCAATACTGGGAAAGTTTCACAGGTGCTGGTAGTGGTCAAAAAGTTACTTCTTAATTGAGTAATAAATAGTACTAATTGAAATGGTGTAGGGGGAAATACTTTCCCCCC